TCATAAGATCTAAATTGGCAATAGAATCCCCAGTCAAAATCGGGCAAACTGCCACACCTTCTCGAAAAGTTTTTCCTTGAACCGTTATGGTTTTTCCAGTAGGAGTTGCAGCAGAAGCCGCGCATAAAGCGTATTCTTGATTTTTACAAATTCCAATGTTTGCTGAATGAGCATTTAAAGAAATAAAAAATAAAACAAAAAGTATTTTTTTCATTTTGTTACCTTTTCTATTGAGTGGGCATATCATTATAGCGTGAATCATTTTAGTGTCCCTCCTGTAATTGCTACTACCTTATTGCTATCCCATTTAGGCTCCGCAAGATTGCGGATTTGCGAACTATTCATGCCCGCCACCACAGATGGCTCGGCAAAGATATGCTTTTTGGAACTATTCTCAGTGGAGCATATCCGCCCGCAATCACGCCAGCCTGCCTCTTTAAGCGCGTGAAGCAATGCGGCGGGGGGAACCTTTACCCCATGAGGAATAGACCCTGCCAAGCGATCACAGACCGGGTGGAACGGGCTACTGATAATGCCGTGCGCGAACTCTCCTAGCTTGTTGCGTATCATTTCAATGATATGCCCCTCAGCCGGTGAGCGTCCATGCTCGATCAGATTGAGTTTGTATTCTGTGGTGGCAGGGGCCGCGCCGGGCAGAAACGCTGATACATCGCGCGTCCATAAATAGGCCGCCACTTGAGCGAATCCCCCTTGGTTGAACCAGCGCCACATGGCGGCACCTTCTTCGTCAGCCATCTTTGGGGCTTCGGATAATATGCAGAACCAGCGGCGATCTTGCAATGCCAAGGTAATGGGTATCTGCTCATTGGAAAATGCCAGAACAAACCCGCGATTCGCCATTTGATAGGGGTGCAGACCCTTGCGGTTAATGTTCAGCATTTCAGGGGGCGCTGCGATAATAGGCTTCAGCTTGTTAGCCAAAGCCCGGCGCGAAGCGGCGTCCGGCTCTTTTAATTCGTTGATAATAAGCACTTCAGATTCAAGATCGTAGCCCCATTGCGAGCCGATGGTATCCGAATCCATATACCCGCGGTTTTTAAGATAAGGGCCACAGACCGACCAGATGAAAGGTGCCCACAGGGAATCCTTGCCGCAGCCTTCATCCCCCACATGAAGCACCGCATGATTGATCTTGATGGCTGGTTCCTTTAATTTGAACGCCATAATATCTAGGATATGCTCGCGGTCACGCTCTATGGGCACCAGCTTGTGCAATAGATTAAGCCATAAGGATATATCCCCCCCACCCTGTGCGGATATATCAGGACGGGCATTGACCCATCGGTTGCCGTATTTATCGCCTTGCATCCCCACGAATACCCCTTCACCGGCGGCGTAGGTGAGATTGGTTAGCAATGCAGCGCCTTGTACTTCCCGACGCTCATCAAAATGTATGGATGCCTCTACGCGCCGGTTGTTGGTATGGACAGAATTGCAAGGTACATGGCGAAATATGGCATTAAAAGCCCCACGCGACAATTCGCGCCTGAACTCAAGATCGAAATAGGAATCATTAGCAATAACATAGGCGAAACGGGTATGCCACTCCTCTTTTTTCACACGCCCTAATTCCCGCGCTTCCATTTCCTCAAGTAAAGTATCGTTTCTGCGAGCGAACATACCTTCAGGTGTGAGGTCAGCCAAAGCTGTTGTGAAAGCATTGGTTAATAATTCGGCCCGTACGCCGGGGGTTCGCCGCGGGCCGCCCCAATCGGCGACAATTTCAAGATACTTATTGGAATCAATATGCTGGCAATGTTCATGCCAGCAACAAAATGAACGTGAAGCGGGATGATACCGCGCCATAGGATTGCTATCCGTATGTGCGTCCGCATTGGGGCATAGCACTCCATACCAGCCCGCCGTATTGCCGTCCTCGATGATTTCGTTATTCTCGGATAGCCATGCCAATACATCATCGCCGCCATCGTCAGCTAAATGAATGGTGTGGGTGCCTGTGGTATCAGCAGCGCCCGGCACCACACCCAAGGCGGTGCAGATTTGATCTAAAGTAAACTCACGCTCGCGGTGGAACTCCAATAGTTTGGATTCAAAGTTATTCTTGCCGGGCTTCAGGTTGACAGAGCCGGGGATGCGGAAGTTACGCACCGGATTGATAGCGCCTTTATCCGTAAAGCCCGCTGCTGCAATAGCTTTGATTGCGGCGCTGAAGTCATTTTTGGTGGGTGCGCCATCCACGGTGAAAGCATAGCCCCATTGCTGATTGCCGGAGGACGTTTCAATTTTCCATGTGGGGGGCAAAGGAGGTTCTTTGGATTTGGTGCCTATGTCATCCAGCACCATAACCAAGACATATTCGCAATTAGCCGCTGATGCGGATAGTTTGCCGTCAACGAACCGTTCCAATAAATAGGAGCCAGTATTGCCATACCATGAACCTTGCCCGCGAACGGTAAAATTCTCCGGCAGAGAGGGCATCCATACATATTGCGGCGTGCTGTCCAAATGCAGCAGGGGTAGTCCTTGCTTCATCTTTTCTTTTTGCCGCACAATCAGGCTGGTTTCGCCTTCTGCTGCCAATCCTTGTAAATACTCAACAAAATCAATCTGTGATATTATTTGTCCAGCCATTTTAGTTCCCCTGCTAGTTTGGTCAGAAAAGCCCACTCCTTATTGGGGTGGGCTTTTCGCTATTTGCCATATCGTGACATTATCTTGCTTTCAGTTGCCAGTGGCAGATCAGAACACCACGGCGGCGGCGTACACATGATTTGATTGGTTCGGTGCAGCACTTTTTCCGCTTCTTTTTCTTTGCACTCAATGACAATTTCATCATGCGCCGTCAATACTACATTATCAATCTGACGTAAGGCATTGCGTAATAAATCATTAGCAGCGGCTTGGCAGATATTTTCAACGGCTATACCATGCCAAAGCCGCGCTCTGGGCCATTCTTTATCGTCGGATTTGGCTTTCCATGCGGCTTTTGCATAAGTAATGCCGTCATCATCAAGTTTTGCGAAGGGATAGCACAACGCGCGCCTTGATGGGAGCATATACCAAAGATGCACGCCGTCATAGAGATAGGTAACGCGCCCTGCGGTGAACTCATACCCCGGATTTCGCATGGCGCGGGTATAAGCTTCTTCTATTTCGTACCAGTATTGCACTGCCCATTGATTTAATCTACGCCAAGTATTTACAGTAATTTGAGATTGGGTGTCATCCATAACAAGGCCATAAAGTCGCCCCATAGCTGAAAATGCTTTTACGCCGCCCCCGTATCCGCAAGCTAGTATAGACACTTTACCTACTTGACGCTGCCCCTTATTAATCTCCGATTCAGCCGTGAAAAACATTTTTGAGGCTTCACGAACGTATATATCTTTGCCCGCTGCAAATGCTTCAAGTAATTCAGCAGCTAATGGGCTATTAGATAGCCACGGATTAAGGCGGGCTTCAATAGATGCCCAATCAAGCACAACAAATACGTTACCCTCGGCGGGTATGAGCGCGGGGCGCAGCATACCTTTCAGCACTTCACTAACACTAATACCGTGAGCAGGCACAAGCGGCAGGTTACTGAGCATAGCTTCGCGCACTGCTACAGGATCGTCAGCGGTTTTTCGTGCCATATTCTGTAGCTGTAAACCAATGGATGATAACCTACCCGTAGCCCCGCCGCCATTGAACATAAACGCTCCGCGCACCCGATGATCTTCCACATCAGCCAGATTAGCCATGCGTGTGAACTTGGCTACGCTTGATGCCCAAATATCCGTGGCGCATTGCAATACATCGGCTACCTCATATGGCACTTCATCGGGGTATTCGTCAGCCATCGCAAGAAGGTTAGTTCGTACTGTTTTATCAACAGATTGCTTGGCTTCGCCGCCTATATAGACCGTCATTAACTTCAAGGCTTCTGGCCCAAGTCGCGCTTGCACCCATTTACGCATTTTTGGGCTTCTGACACTGGTGATAGCACCATCAGTAATATCCTGCACCAAAGTTTCCACTTCTTTTAACTCAATGTCTGCGTATCGTTTAGCTGCCAGCGCCAAAGGAACGTCCACCAGCACACCGCGGTCATTAACTTTTTCATTCAGGTGATAATCGCTTAATTCTTCATCAGTTAATTGACGCATGGCAAGGCTGACCGCTCGCATAGCGCGAACGTCTTGCTTGCAATAGTCATACATTTCAGCTAACAATTCAGGGTCATTGCTAAACTTACCCTCGCTATTGGGGATGCTTAACTGCCGAATGAGATACCCCCCACGAAAATCTTTTTTCATGCCCATGCCCGCAAAGCGGCCTACGTCCTCTAATGATCCGGGGAAACAATTTGCGCGGGCTTGTGCTGCGGTGCAATACCAGCTTTCCAATGCGGGTTCTGGTACATTATATTGAGGACAGACTACATACCAAGTAATGAGGCGATCAAAGGCCGCGTTATGCGCCCGAATTTGATGCCCCGCCTTGAAATGTTCTGCGACTTCATAAGGAAAAGGATCAGTAGGCAACCACAACTGCACTTCTTCATCGTCAAAGGCATAAGCGATGCACAACGCATCAGTAGACGCGTGTTGGGCGTAATTATATGCGCCTGATAAGGGCAAATCGCAGCGACTTCTAGTTTCGTAATCAATCCAAAGAATTGACATAATTGCTCCACAAAGGAAAAAACTGCCGCCACAAGAAGGCGGCGGCAGTGGTTAGAACTAGACTGTCCTGCGACGGCGACCAGCAGCCACTTCAGATTTTGCACTTTCGACCATTTCAGTTGCAGTTGTATCTACCTCTAGTTTAGGTTGGTCGGGGTCAGTGTTATCCATTGTCGCCCACTTCATAATTTCAAAAACAGGCGTGAATATCTTGCCATAGCGATCATGGATATAGTGCTCAGTGCCCAATGCAATAGTAGCGACAGGCGTTTCTGGCTCAGCCATAATATGTGTGGCAATTTCACTTCCCAACTTTTGCGCTGCGCGACGACCACCAACAGAAGCGGTGGAAAAGCGTACTTCTACCCCTTCATCAGCGCCCGTAATACAGACCATTGAAAAACCAATTTGCTGTTCCCAACCTTTGCGGGCACCGGCAGGGGCTTCCTGCAATTCAGGTAAGGGTTGTGTGATCTTAACCATCTTCTCCCCCAACAATTCACCATCACCCCATGCAACATACCCATGAATGAATGAGAAAGGGTTGACTACCCAAAGCGAATCTTTTTCAATTTCAACCTGATCTACCCCATAAGTCCAGTGTCCTGTCTTATCCATTTTGATAAGTATATCCGCGCCACCTGTGATTTTTGCGTTAGCGCGTAGCCCTTCTGCCAAATCCTTCAATGCTGGCAGCCCTGCGTTTTTGAATACTGTAACATTTGACATTTTAATATCCTTTTAATTTAATTTAGAAAGGGCGTCAGAAATTTGGCGTCCAATTTGCAACACCGCCGGGCGAGGATCAGAATCCTCGGCAAGCGTACTCCCCGAACTGACAGAAATAACCAATTCATCAGGCAGTTGAAGGCCATGCTTTTTAAGCACTTTCTCCGCTTGCGGCGGTGAAATCAGTTCTTCCTTAATCAGTTCGTTAAGTTCTAATCCCAAAGCTGTTAATTTAATAATGGCTTTATCGGGGCTGGCCCATTGCCGTGATGCACGTTTAGCTACCAGCTTATAACCGGGTACTTTAATATCAGTTTCCAGTAATTGATGGGCCAATTTCCTTACGTCCGCTATCCATTCTTCAACAATTTCAGCTTGAGTTAAAAATGCCCCTATTTGTTCGGGGTTTATATTCGCTAACTGCGTGGTAATCATACGATCCACCGCGCCGGTCATCAACGGACACAGCGGTTTAGCCGCGCACCAGCGGCAATGCGACCCGGCGCTCATAGGGGCATCCTTGTGCTTTGATTCGCGCACAGCGGCTACGAGTTGTTTTTCAAATTGTTTGATGCGTTTGACGGTAGTGCGCCATACTTTCATGGCGGGGGGTTGAATGATAGCAATATCCACTTCTGTAACATCGTCAAATACCCATGAGAGTGCAGGGGTACGCATGGCAGCGGCGGCATAGAATAGCCCCTGCATATTTTCTTCAGCTTCCACTAATACACCAGACCCAAATTTCCAGTCAAGTATTAAAGCGCGATTATCAAGCCGCCCTATCAAATCGGACGAACCAAAAACCCCCGGCATAAAATCGCCAAAATCAACTTTGACTTCAGGCGTGAACTCCATTTCGCCTTTAGGGTCTAGTTCACTGAGTTTAGATAGCGCAGGGAGAATTTTGTCATCCAGAAGGTCTTGCGTCAGTACATGCTCTTTATAGGTCATGCCCAATACTTCTTCAGCGGCTAATCCATGATCGAGTATTTCAGCCATAGCGTTATGTAACAAAGTGCCTTCATCAGCGTATTTGCTGGATGGTTGCGGGGGCATTTTAGCTACGAGATTAACAGATGCGGGGCAGTTGATTACGCGGGAAGCAGTGGAACCACCAACGATGCTTGAGTGTTTCATTATTCGCCCTTTTTAGGTTAATTTAATCTGAACGCTCAATGTATCACATTAAACAAACTTGTCAAATAGTTTTTTATGCTATATATTGATTCCCCATGAACACTTCAGAACGCAGCATAGAACAGCATTTCATCTGGGCAGTCCTTATGCTCGGGGGAAAAACCTATAAATTCAGGTCAGTAACGCAAAACGGCGTGGCTGATCGTATCGCCTGTCTGCCTGACGGTTCTACTTGGTTCGTAGAGATCAAACAGGCTAAAGGAAAGCTATCCAAATTACAAACACTTTTTGCTGCCGATGTTATTGCATTGCGGCAAACTTATGCTTGTCTACGATCAAAGGAAGATATAAACGAATGGATGTATGCGAGGAAAGGGCTTTGAAATTAAGAGAGTATCAAGAAAAAGCCGTTGATTTTTTGTACGAAAATGATCGCGCCATGATTCTGGCTCCTGTTGGCGCAGGGAAAACTGCGGCTGCTTTAACCGCTATGCAAGCCATGCTCGATGACGGTCATATCCAGCGTTGGCTGGTGGTGGCACCGAAACGCGTTTGTACTCATGTATGGAAGCAAGAACGCGATTTATGGGCACCTGATCTTACTATATCCATTGCAGTAGGTACACCTAAAATGCGTGAAGCAGCGTTCAACGCTAATACGCAAATAGTAGTCACTAACTATGACAATCTTCAATCCCTACCTTCACCGCTACCCTTTGACGGCATCGTATTTGACGAATTGACCAAGCTAAAAAATCCAAGTGGCAAGCGCTATAAAGCGCTTTTGGAACAAATAGGCAACGTGAATACGCGATGGGGATTGACTGGTTCCTTTACCAGCAATGGGTTAGAGGACGTGTTCGGGCAATGCAAAATAGTGGATGCGTCCTTGCTTGGTAAATCAAAAAATCGCTTTTTACAGCAATATTTTATCTGTGTTAATCGTGAGTTTGGGCAATGGGAGCCAGTGTACTGGGCTTTGGAGCAGGTCATGGAGCGCATTAAGCCCGCTACTTTTGTACTGGATAATGCCGAGTATCGCGACAAGCTACCACCCTTGCATACAGTGAAATTGTATTGTGAGTTGTCTGATCCTGTACCTTATAAAGAAATGAAAAAGAACTTCTCTGTGGATTTCACGGAGGCCACTATCACGGCGCTCAACGCGGGGGTAGTAGTAGGCAAGTTGCAACAAATGGCATCAGGCTTCGTGTATGACACTATAAAACACCCGAATCCTGACAAACCGGGGGATTTCCTGATAACACAAAATTCGATATGGTTTTCACCTCATCGTTTTGATTTGCTGGAAGAATTATTGTCCGAGAATCAGCGAGCTAATACCATCCTCGTCTATAACTACAAGGAAGAATTAGCCGAGCTATTGCGGCGTTACCCACACGCCCAGACTTTAGATAGCCCCAACGCTATAGAACGCTGGAATGGAGGTCATATTGAACTGCTGCTATTGCATCCTAAATCAGCCGCGCATGGGCTGAACCTGCAATATGGCGGCAATAAGATAGTATTTGTGTCATTGCCGTGGTCACTGGAACTATATGAACAGTGCATTGGACGGTTGCATCGCTCAGGGCAGACACAGAACGTATGGTGCTATTTATTATTAACTGAAAACACCGTGGACGAACAGATTTTAGAATCATTGACCAATAAACGCAGTATTTCAACCCTAGCATTAGAGGCATTAAAATGACCAGAATTGAAGCCATAAAGTTAAAATTAGCTGTTGCTAAACAGGAACTTAAACTTAGCGACAAAACCTATAATGCTGCCCAAAAGCGGTATGACAAAGCCGTAAAAGCTGTTTGGCTTTTGGAAAAACGAATAAAAGACTTGTCAAAAAGTATTTGACATGATACATTGGGTTCTCGGAGGCAAAATATGAGTAAATTAACTTGGCGATCACTTAACAATACCTTGCACAGCCTTTCAGAAGCGGAAGTGCTGGCATTGCTGGAAGAAGAATTAAAAAACGAACGCCGCCTGTCTATTTTACGGCGGTTGCATCAGCGATACACCGCTCTGCGAGCGGATAGAGAGAGAATTGAAATTTTAACTAAAGCGGAGAAAATATAACATGGCGCATGAATTGAGCATAAGAGAGAACGGCTTTGTCGAAATGGCTTTTGTAGGGGAAACGCCTTGGCATAATCTCGGACAAGACCTTGAAGAAGATGCCACCATTGAAACGTGGAGCGTAGCGGCTGGCATGGATTGGGAAGTACAAAAAGCGCTTGTAGAATATACACCGGAAGATAACTTATTAACCGCGCCTTTCCCCGGGCAGAATGTGCTTTATCGTTCTGACACCAATGCACCATTAGGCATCGTATCTGATCGCTATAACATCGTGCAACCTATCGAGGTTTTGGAATTTTTCCGCGATCTTGTAGATGAAAACGGTTTTAAGTTGCGTACAGCGGGCACGCTGTTCGGTGGCAAGCGTTTTTGGGCGCTGGCTGAAACGGGTAACTTTGGCGAGGTATGCAAAGATGATGGAATTGGCGGTTTTTTGCTTCTTAGTTCTTCTTGTGATCGTTCTTTGGCGACTACTGCTCGCTTTACTACTATTCGCGTTGTTTGCAATAACACTCTTAGCGCTGCTTGTGGTAGTGACGCCAATACTGTTTCTTTTAACCATCTTACGGCTTTTGACCATAAAGTAGTAAAACAGCAACTAGGTGAAGCCGTAGCCAGCTTTGGCACTTTCATGGGGATGGCTCAAGCCTTGCAAGCGCAAAAACTAGGAATAGTCAGCGCCGATGTTTTTCTCAGCAATTTGTTGTTGCCCACAATTCAAGGTGTTGATGAAAGCTATGACATATCCGGCAATCGCGCTTATTGCAAAATTCTATCGCTATTCAATGGCGAAGCCAAAGGCGCGGAATTGGTCGGGCAGACCAAGTGGGGGATGCTGAACGCCGTGACGGAGTATTACGACCACTGGTCGCCCTCACGCGCCAATGAGAACCGGCTTAACTCGGCATGGTTCGGCAGTGGCGCTAAGATCAAAGATCGCGCTGTTGAATTGCTGGCTATGGCGGCATAAACATAAAACGTATCTTGGAGGAAATATGAACGATCCTTATGAGAAGCGCGCCCATGTTTTCACGCCGCAAGTAATCGCGGAAATGGCGAATAAAAACAAGCTGGCGCGTGAAGAAAAGTATCCTATTTTGAAGGACTACACGCCACCACCTGCTGAGGTTGTGGGTAATAACGTGAGGAGATTAAAATGAAATGCGAATCTTGCGGTCAGGAAAAGCCGGAGCCTATTAAGAAAACAAAATGATAACCACACTTAACAAAATCCGCTCATATAAACCTTGCGAATCAGGGTGGGTCAAGCTGCTCAAACATTTAGGTAAAACTAAAGCCGATAACGCGCCATTGTCTTTCCTGACAATCCTTGACAGTAATGAACTAGACGAAACATTATGGTGCTTGAGAGCAGCTCCTGATGACTGGATGTCAAATTTCAGAATGTATGCCATCTGGTGTGCCAAGCAAGTCGAACACTTGATGGTTGATGAACGATCCAAAAACGCTTTAGTTGTGGCCCAGAATCACGCTTTAGGTTTGGCAACGGATAACGAATTAAAGGCTGCTGCGAGGGCTGCGTGGGCTGCTGCGGAAGATGTTGCGTGGGATGCTGCGGAGGATGTTGCGAGGGCTGCTGCGGGGGCTGCGGGGGATGCTGCGAGGGCTGCTGCGTGGGATGCTGCGTGGGCTGCGGGGGATGCTGCGAGGGCTGCTGCGTTTGAGGCTGCGTGGGATGCTGCGTGGGATGTTGCGTGGGCTGCTGCGTGGGATGATGCTGCGTGGGCTGCGGGGGGTGCTGCGAGGGATGCTGCGAGGGCTGCTGCGTGGGATGCTGCGGCGGCTGCTGCGGCGAATGCTGCGGGGGCTGCGGGGGGTGCTGCGTGGGATGCTCAAAAGGAAATGTTCATTAAAATGTGTAAAGGAGAAGCACCATGGCAAATACAAGGAGAAAAGAAGGGGAAATGAAATACAGTATTATCATACCCACATATAATCATTGCGAAACATATCTGAAGCCCTGTGTGGATTCCATTATAAAGTACACGGATATGACCGATGTTGAGTTGGTCATATCCGCTAATGGCTGCACTGATAATACACACGCTTATTTAGTGTATTTATCCACGGTGATTCCTAATCTAATAATCGTATGGGATGGTGAACCTTTAGGCTACGCCAAAGCTACCAATAGGGGCATTAACCGCGCTGCTGCTGATAAAATAGTGTTGCTCAACAACGATACAGTTTTGTTAGCACAGCCTAAGAATCAATGGCTGGAAATACTGAATAAGCCCTTTGAGTCAAACTCTAAGTGCGGAATATCCTGCATCATCAAAGGACATTCTGAACCCGCAGGGCGCGACTTCGCTGTTTTCTTTTGTGTCATGGTGCATCGCAAGGTGTTTGAAGCCATAGGCTTGCTGAATGAAGAATATGGCGTAGGCGGCGGAGAGGATACAGAGTTTTGTATTGAAACTGAAAAAGCCGGGTTTGAAGTATGCGAAGTGTTTGATAAAACGTGGAACGGTGAACTCTATACAGGCGGTTTCCCCATCTATCATAAAGGCGAGGGTACAGTGCATGACACAACCCTCGTTAAAAATTGGCCTGATATTTTCTTGCGGAACTCTTTGAAGTTAGCCAAAAAGTATAATTTTGACTGGTATCACTGGCGGCTATCAAACTACTGGGAACGCGCGGTATTCCTGAAAGGTGATACTGTATTCCCGCGTGAAACCACACGCTATCAATGGGCAGCACAAAATGCCATAGGCAAAAAAATACTGGAAATTGGATGCTCTAATGGTTACGGCGTACAGTTTTTTCCAAAATATATTGAATATACCGGAGTAGATTATGACCCTATTATTATTGATGTAGCCAAAGAACAGGATTGGGGCTATGACACTACATTCATAAACGCAGATATAAACAATTTTCCTTTATTGCAATACGATACTATTGTTGCTTTTGAGGTTATTGAGCATCTGGACAAGGGGCTGGACTTACTTGAAAAGCTGAAACAGCATTGCCAGTGCTTGCTATTTACCGTTCCGATGAATGAGCCGGTGGGGTTTTGGGGGCCGCATCATAAGTTGCATGGCTTGAACGAATCACATTTTCCCGGATTTGAATTTAATTATATCAACGAAGCAGGCGAAATAACTGAAACCGCCGCGCCTGTTGATGATGTCAACCATCTTAATTTGCTGATAGGAAAATGGACAAAATCCTCTGCTCTGTAGCCACACGCGGGCGCTATTTCACAACGCTACCCTTGGTGCTGAACGCCATCATCAATCAGACCCGCTTGCCGGACAAACTGATTATATTCGATGACAATGATGAGCCAAAGGATATGCGTAATGAAATGCTTTATCAGTATTTCTTTCAAATGCTGGATATTAAAGGCATCAAATGGGAATGGCTGTTCGCGGAAAAGAAAGGCCAGCACCACATACACCAAATGGCTAACAGCATGGATTTTGAATGGGTATGGCGTGTGGATGATGATGCAATACCTGAACCTAATGTACTGGAATCACTGGCTCTATTTATAGCGCCTAATGTGGGCGCTATAGGCGGCGCGATTTTAACCCCGCCGTTATTGCCTACGAATACATCAACCGGGCATATAGCTAATATAGATAGCGAAAACAATATCCAATGGAACTTCATAAGCACCGTTAAAGAAGTAGAGCATTTGCACTGTTCGTTCTTATACCGGGCGGGGGCGCATGACTATAACTTGGGGTTATCGCGTGTAGCTCACCGTGAAGAATCATTATTCACGCATGGGCTATTTTTGAAAGGCTATAAGCTTTTTGTTGCGCCCAATGCTAATACTTGGCATTTCAGGAATCCTGAAGGTGGTATACGTTCTGAAATCAAAGAAGAAATGTTTTGGCATGATGAACAGATATTCCGAAATACCCTTAATTTAAGTGATCGGACTATAGTAGTCCTGAACAGCGGGTTGGGCGACCATATTGTTTTCAGCAAAATATTGCCTGAAATCAAAAATCCCGAGCTTTTTACCTGTTACCCGGAAGTAGTACCGGGGCGCTCCATAGCTGAAGCACAACGCCTGTTCGGAGATATAGAGCCGTGGAATATATATAAGAAGATGGACTCGTGGAAATGGAAAGATAGTTTGGAAAGCGCCTACCGGAAACTATATCTATGATAATTATTTCGCCGTATTCCAAGGCTTTGCGTAATGGGAAGCAAAACCCTAAAAACTATCCCTATTGGCGAGAACTGATAGCCCAAATCAAGGAACCGATCATACAGATAGGTATTGAAGGCGAAGAACAATTAACGCCTGATTTTCGCAAAAACTTGCCAATAGCCGATCTTAAAGCCCTGCTCAGGGAGTGCCGCACTTGGATAAGCTGTGACAGCTTCTTCCAGCATCTTGCATGGAGTGAGGGAAAACCGGGTATATCTTTGTGGTCGGTATCTGACCCGCTTATTTTTGGGCATCCGCAGAATATAAATCTACTAAAAAGCCGGAAATATCTGAGGGAAAACCAATTTTTATGGTGGGAACTTGTAGAATATAATGCTGATGCTTTTGTACCTCCTGAAGTTGTACTAAAAAATGTCTGAAATTTGGGCTATTCTTATATTTTTCATTGTGCTATATTGCATCAAAATAGCCCTTAGCTAACCAAAAGGACTGAAAATGACCCCAAACACTATCACCATCAATGCGGATTTGATGCTGTCTATTTTTCAATATCTTGAAAATAGGCCCGCCAAAGAGGTATTTCAGATATTGACCCTTCTGGGCCAGACTTGCGGCCCCCAATTCCAAGCCATTCAGGATGCCGCGCCTCCGGTTGATGCGGCTATTATCCCGGCCCCGGCTGCTGATAACCTTATGGTGTATTAAGTTGAGTCCCGATTGGCAAGTTGTATTAGATATAAGCTTATCGGCTGTTTTAGCTACTGTAGGCTGGTTTGCCCGTCAAATATGGGAAGCAGTACAGAACCTAAAAAAAGATGTGACTGCAATCGAAGTTAATTTGCCAACACATTATGTGCTAAGAATAGACCTAGAAGCGCGATTCAATAAGATTGATGGTGCGCTTGAAAAAATATACGATAAATTATATAACAAGGCGGATAAAGTATGAGTTGGCTATGGGAACTTTGGTGGGGTAAACCTTCTGTTTCAGCCCCTAAACGTAGCGAAGTCAAGAGCGGAATAGCCCCCATTTCGCGTAAACCTGTCAAATCGACTCCCAAGCCATCCAAACCTCTCAAGACTACCAAGCCTGTCAAAGCGCCTGTTAAGGCCGCCAAAGCCCCCACAAAACGCCCGAAATGATAAATTCAAGAGTCATTACCGATTTATTGCCTGTAGTGCAACCAATGGTACAAGCGTTTATTAATGCTTGTGCAGCCGCAGACATAGATCTTATCATTACTTCAAGTTATCGTGATGCTGAATCGCAAGACGCTCTCTATGCCCAAGGCCGTACTACTCCGGGTTATGTAGTTACCAATGCCAAAGGCGGGCAATCTTATCATCAGTATCGCTGTGCGGTTGATGTCTGCCCTATAGTTAATGGCAAATGCGTATGGGACACTACCCAACCCATATGGGCGAAAGTATCCACAATCGGTGAAGCACAAGGATTAGAATGGGCTGGTGATTGGGTATCGTTTAAGGAAATGGCTCATTTCCAGTATACTGGTGGGTTATCTATTGCTGATCTTCAATCAGGAGGAACCATTGTATGATAGACCAATTTAGGGCTTTTTTTACTTTGTTCCAGCAAGGCAAGGAATTATCCAGCAAAGATGTATGGCGCAATCGGGCACACTTAATCAACAGCCTCACAGTTTTACTGACCGCAGGATTGGTGGTAGCAAAAGGCTTCGGATACAATTTCAATGTTGACTCTGATACGATTAACGGTACTGCTGTGGGTATTGCTTCTTTTGTTAGCCTGTTCAACAGTATCGTTCACGCGATGCCGTCCGTGGGCATCACTAGCAATACCGGAGGGGATGGATCAGGCAGCAACTAACGAAATTGAAGCAGCTATAATCGCTGAAAATGGGGGATGGCCCCCATTTGTAGCTGGATTTAAGTGCAATACTAATCTAGGAGAATAAAATGACAAGTTTTTTCTCAACTGTAGAAGCAGATATTGCCGCAGTAGAATCATGGATTACAAACTCATCTTCATTAGGCGCTGAACTGGTAACTGTAGTTAACGGTGCATGG